GAAACTCCTTGACTTGTTTATTCGTGAGGTGTATGATGGCAATAAGGAAGAGTTTGACAATGACATCAAGAAATTAATCAAGAAAGATGAGGAGTTTATCAAGAAAAGACCTAACTCCAATATTTCCAAGGACAAACAACTTGATGTTGATTGGATGAAGGAACATGGCTATGACTATGGGGCTTTGTCTCGTTTCGTTGATGGCATACTGCGTGACGCTGAGACTTCTGGCAAGGTGAACGAGAATGCAACGATGAAAGCTGCACAACAATACATTCAGGACAATAGTATGAAGGAAGACTTCGATTCATGGAAAGAAAAACTTAATGACCGCTATAATGTGGAGGAGGTTATCTTTGCTGGATATAAGCCAGATGGCAATCGTAAGTATCTGCCTAACACTGTGGAGAATGCTGTGAAGGTAATGAAACAAGATGGCAAGAATGCTTCCGTTGGTTCGGCTTCTTTCAGTCATTTCGTAGCATCCATATTGAAACCTATGGGGACTCTTGACCAAATTCGCAAGAAGAAGGGCAATTTGACTGGCAACTATGAAGACGTTGAGAAGTTCCAAGAAAAATGGCAACCAGTCTATGATGAGTTGGCTGATAAGATGCAACCTGATGCAGAACCATTTGAAAGCTATGGCATGGACAGATTGGAAGAAGCTGCCACACAGAAGAATCCAAAGAAATATGCCAAGGATGAGTATGGTGTGGACTTGACAGACGAGGACATCGACAAGTTGAATGAACTTATTGATGCTGTAAAAAATGAGAAGCCTTCCATCTACTTTGAAACCAAGTTTATGCGCCCATACGGTCTTGACGAGTTTGAGAAGGCTATCGTTCCAAACGATACTCCAAGCGATGTGGTAGATGCCTTGAAGAAGGCTGGCATTGATGTGCATACTTATGATGGGAAGGAAGAACGTGAAAAGGTTACGATGGATGCCATCAATAACTCTGAGGGCATTCGCTTCATGTTTGCAGGTGAGAAGGGAGCTGCTGAGGCTGACAAGGCAGAGGAGCAAACCATCCGCATGGATAACCTGCAAGTAGCAAAAGCGATGGAAAATAATGCTCTAACACCAAAAGTCATAAAGTTTGCAACAGGTTGGGAACGTGGTGCTGATGGAAAATGGAGATATGAAATCCCTGATTTTAAATCAGAGAAGCCAATAACTGTAGATAAAGATATAAATATTGTTCATGTAGGTCCTTATGCTCCTTACAACGAACCTTTGTGTAAGTTGTCTGACCTCATTGATGATAAAGGGCTGTTTGATGCTTATCCATCTCTAAAGAACGTTGATGTTCAGATGGTGGGGAAAACGGATTTGCAAGGAATGTATGATAATCTCCACAATAACATTGCGTTAAGAACGGATATGTTTACCGTGGAGAAGAAATATTCTAAGCCATCTAATTTCAAGGACATCGAGGTTGCTAAAAAGAAATTTATGGATGCGTGTGCTTCCTTTCCTGATGATACAAAAAGTTGGGCGGATGATGCTATAGATCAGTTTGGTGGATATACCGAGGATGAGTTAAAGGCAGATGAACTCTTTAATAAAATAGAGAAAGATATGCCGAAAGTTGCTAAGGTCGTGCGTCTATTAAATGCAATCCCTCTAGAAAAAGGTGTGAAGTTCCTTGGTACACAAATTTCATTGAACGATTATGGTAAAAAGGTTCTTGCACATGAAGTGCAGCATGCAATCCAATATATCGAGGGTTTTGCCAAGGGTGGAAACTCAAATGATGTCCGTAAGAGGATTCAGAAAATCATTGATGAAAACTCTGAGTATGCGGATTATGCCCTACAAAAGATGAAGACATGGGTTGACTTCAAAAAAACAGCATTGAATTTGGGTAAGTTCAAGGGGCTAATCAATAGTGACAATCCTTTCATTAAGGATAAGGCTATTGAGTACTATTGGGATGCCATGAACCTATTGGACGGTGAAGAAAACTCGAAGTTGGTAAATGACTATGACCAACTTAGTGACTTGAATGCCAAGCAAATTGCCGAAACTGGCTATCACGTGGATGAGGCAATCAATGAACTCAACCGTTTGGCAGACGAAGTTTGGAACTCGATTCCGAAGGGGAACAAAGATGCCTTGGGTATCAATAACAAACTGAAAGATGCCTTGAAGAATCTTTCTGATGACGAACTTTATTATAATCTTGCAGGAGAGGTTGAGGCTCGAAACGTTATGTCTCGTATGGGCATGACAGACGAGGAACGAAGAAACTCATTGGCATCTGATACAGAGGATGTGGATAGAGGCGACCAGATTGTCATGGATGGAGGCGGTGCCAGCTATTCAGTTGTGACTGACCCTAAGACCATCAAGAAACTTGATAATGAGGACACTGTAAAAGTGTATCGTGCCATGCAACTTGGTGATGATGGAAAACTCTATCCACCGATGGCTGCAAAGGTGAAGGGCAAGTTAGTGCAGCCTATCGAACTTGGTAAGTGGGAACAGGCAGACGAGCGACCAGAACTTGCTGACGATAAGGGTATGTTTACCCTAAACAAGGGTAACGGTAAGTCACTAAAGGCTGCTTACAATCCTTACCTTCATACTTCTCGTACCCCACTGAATGACCAGTTTAGCGAGGCTCAGAATCGTCCAAACATTGTAACTGTAGAGGTTGAGGTGCCAAAGAGCGAGCTCACCAGTGGTTACAAGGCTGACAAAGCCAAGGATGCTGTGGGTGAAGTCGAGTGGAAGGCAGGTATTATCCAAGGACAGTTGACCGGCAAACGTAAGCTGATTCTCTCTCGTTGGGATAAACCTGTGCGTATCGTGCCTGACAGTGAGGTAGCTGATGTTATTGTGAACGACATGTTTAAGGACAAAAAGGTTATCATGCCTTCCAACGTGGTAACTCCAAGTCTCAGAAAAGAGTTGGAGAAACTTGGCGTTCCTTTTGTCGAGACCGACAACAAGGGTGTTCTTCTTGAAGGGGAACATGCAGGTACTCACTATTCCAAGGTGTATGGCAAGAAAGCAAAGAAGACCAAGGCACGCTTGGGCGACGGCATGAGAAACAATGGCTCTGTTATCGGCAAGGACACACTAGATGTGGTGAAGAATGTAGCCAACACTCTTGGAGGTGCTGAGGCTAACGTTTATGCTTCCGTGAAGAGTGTTCCTGAGGAGTATCGTGCGGACGTGGAACGTGGCGCAAAGGGATGGTACGACCCAAGCAACCACACCGTTCATGTCTATCTCCCTAACTGTGAGGATGCCAACGATGCGCAGCGCACCGTCTTCCATGAGAAGGTGGGACACGAGGGCATGGAGGTGCTTCTAGGTGGTGAGCAAGGTGTGAGAGACTTCGCCAACTTTGTATATAAATCGGTGGATGGTGACACACGTGGCAAAATTCTCGACTTCGCCAACAAGTACGACCCTGAATGGAAGAATGCCGACCGTCTCAACGAGGCAACCCAGGAATACATCGCCCACTTGGCGGAGGATGGCCCTAAGACGGCAAAGGACTTCACCCTTTGGACTAAGATGAAGCACTATCTCATCAAGGCGTTGAAGAAGTTGGGAATCCGTGTTCCTGGTCTTCTCAACGACAAGGACTTGCGCTATTACCTGATGAAGGCAGGGAAGGCTCTTCACGTTTGGGATAACATGTCTAAGGACAAGCAAGATGCCATCATGCGCCAAGCCACAGGCGATGACATCAAGAATGCGCTCAGTGACAAGGGCAGTGGCAAACCACGCATGAAGAAGGGTGAGAGTCCTATCCAATACATGAAGCGTGTGCGTGAGTGGCAGCGGTGGAAGGATGCCCGAGAGGACACCAACGACCCAGAGCCACCTCAGTTCTATGACATAGACAAGGACGTGGAGGGCAAGAAGGAATGGGAACAGCTCAACAAGGACTGGCGTGACCGTCATGGACTTGTCGGCGACGATATGCCTTCGTTGCCAAAACGAGAGGAAGGAGAGAGCGATGAATCCTTCTTCCCACGTTACAAGGAATATGAGAAATGGCAGAACGCCATCAACGACAAGGAAGACCCTATGCCAGACATGTTCGCATGGGAGAAGCAGAAGCAAGTGGAGGCAACCCAACGCTATGAGGATTGGCTGACCCGACATGAGCTGAACGAGCAGGAGACCGCCGACCTAGACCTTTACGAGGGAAAGGTATATCCAGCCGAGACCTCACCAGAGGCGGCAGACCTTGACAAGAGGGTGATGGATGCCATGGCGGAGGTGACGAGTACGGACGTGAGCAAGGAAGGCGCAGCCCGAACCGTGAAACATGCCGTCATCCACCGACGAAAGAACATGGAGGAGGCGAGTGCCGACGATGCCATCTACATCAACGACATCAAGAGACGCATCGAGGGCATGGCAGGAAGCGGTGTCTTCGACAAGCTCTATTCGGAATATAAGGGGAAGTCTTCTAAGGCAGATGCACTCGCTGAGGCTATACCTTATATAATAGAAGCACCGAGAAGAATCCGTGACTTGGCTTTCGACTTGAATAGTACAGGCGTGTTCGCCAAGGGGCACATTCATATCACTCCTAAGGACGTGAGAGACATTCAACCTTACATCGATGATTTCGAGGAATTGATAGGCAGATTCCACTACAAGACGGTGAAGAAGGGCAACGAGGAGAAACTTGTGCCAGAGTACGACGATGTACACGCCGTGAGCGAGCAAGCCAGCAAGATAGCGAACGCCATCAACGAGAACCACAAGTTGGACGTTGGTTTTGTTCCTCTTGACGGCACGGACATTTTATCAGACCAAGTGAAGCCTCTCATAGCCCATACGAGAATCGTGCCTAAGGGAATCGACTACGAGAACCTTTCCGAGGAAATGAAGTCAACGCTTGATGCCATCCACGACTGGTACAACTATACCTACGACTGGTTGAAGGACAACCACACCTTGCGTGAGGACACTGGCTTCACCGCCGACTACGTAAACCACATCTGGGATAAGGAGAAGTCCAATCCCGAGGCATACAAGATGTATGTGGAGAACCGTCAGCGCACGAAAAGCCCGAACGAGAAGCCAAGAACCATCAGTACCTTGATGGAGGGAATCAGTTTAGGACTTGTGCCGAAGACCACCGACATCACCAAGATGATGGCATACTACAGCCGTAGCAACATCGAGGCGTGGGCTAACAAGACCATGCTGCAAGAGGTGAGCGGCTTGAACGTGGTGGAGAGAGACGAGAACGGCGACATCATTTCGAGCGACCCGATTCTTTCTTCCGTCGCACCGTTCAACTTGGAGCAATACAAGTACTTCGAGGTGCCAGGCATCGGTCCTGTTTGGGTGTATAACGTTTCCCATAAACAAGTGAAGGTGAAGAACCCGATAACTGGCAAGGAGCATGTGCCATATAGCGAAAAGAGCGCAGCAGACCGATTCGGTGTGGTATTTGACACTTACGAGTCATCCCCATTCTGGAGAGCGTTTGACACCGCAGCATCCAGTGCCAAGAAATTGGAGCTTGGCTTCAGTGGATTCCATGCAGGAGCGTTGACAGAGGTGTATATGGTGCAAAACATGACTGAGTTTGGCCCCAAGAAGGCGATGGCATACTTCATGAAGTACATCATGGGCGACACCATGAGGACGCATCAGTTGCCATGCTTCGCCAATCCCGAGGACTTCCAAGAGGCTGCATCCCACCTTGTGAAGTTTGGAGCGACCAACGACTATGCCGCCGCTGACGTACAAAACATGTTTGACAGTTTCCGCAATGCCATGCAGGGCATACAAGACAAGATAAATGGCAATGTTGGTCAGAAAGTAGTTGGCACGGCAACCTTGCCATTCAAGGTTGCTTCCGAGTTCCTTGCACTCACCAACAAGGGCATGGACGTAGCCTTGTGGGACTTCTTGCATGATGGTTTGAAGCTAGCCACCTACAAGTTGCGCTCAGAGGTGACGAAGAAACGTGCCCAAGAGAAGGGATGGACAGAGGAGCAACTGAGCAAGCAACTGGATGAGGACGGTCAGTTTGTCAACGACATGTTCGGTGGTCAGCATTGGGACGTGCTTGGGGCAGGACGCAGAACTTTACGCTATGCTGGCAGAGTATTGCTTTCCCCAGACTGGAACGCTTCGACCACTCGCCACTTCCTTGCCATGACTGGTTTCGGCTCAATTTGGAACGAGGCGACCTTGGATAGTTTCAAAAACTACTACAAGAATGTCTGGGCGAAGGCAAGAGGCAAGGGTGAGTTGTCGCCAGAGGACGAGGGAAGACGCTCACGTCAGATTTCCGCACTCCTTTGCTATGGCATCGGTTTCTCCATCTTCTACGAGGCATTTGCCAACGGCATCAATGCAGCCTTCCGTGCGATGGATGAGGAAAAGGAGAAGGTCAAGGCAGACGAAATGCGGAAGACCAACCCTAACTACAAGAGTCCATACGAATTGGCTTATCCCGATGGTATGAAGTGGTACGACTATTTGATGAGAGGGAACGCTTTGGGGCAACAAACAAAAGTCTTTATAGGGCATTATGCAGATAATTCGGAAATGTATGTCCGTCATGGAAAGCAGTTCCGTGAAATACCAGAGTATTTCGTTAATGAAAAGGGTGAACTTGAATTTCCTGGCCCGATGATTAACCGTTTAATAGGTAAGGCAAACCCTATTGCGAGAATGGTACTTGATGATATAAATTATGCTCGTCCATTCAATGCTAGTAATGCAGATAAGGAATTGCAGCGTAAATATGCCAATATGATAGGAAATAGCTCTCTTGGTAAGACAATAGGACTACTGCACAAAAATGCGCTCTACTGGGCACCTTTCTTGATTCCGAGCCAAGAAAACAAGGAGTTCAAGGCGGTTGACTTCTTCTTCCCATCCTCGAAGGGATTCAGCAACTGGAAGGCACAGGACTACTTCAAGAACTTCATCCTAAGCGGTGACATGGAAGGAGTGTTCCTTACCTACCAAAGTTGCCAGAGAAATGGTATTGATGCGGAGAAACAACTGCAAGCCGCTATTTCTTCCATCAAGGCACTTGAATCGAAGGAAATGCAGGACGGTGTAACCTCGTTGCAGATAGCCATCCAACGCTTTGACGAAGCCAAGAGCGTGACCGAGAAACGCAAGATGAGGGAAAAAATGAGAAAGTTCCTCTCACAAAGCGAGTACAAGGCATTTACTTGGCAGGAGGCGAAGGACATGGTGGATGCTTATCAACAAGGCGAGGACATCAAGGACTTGGCGAAGGCGGATGACAAGTATCTGATGGTTGCCGACTCCAAGGACGTGACCGAGGATTGGCGCATTCAGAGTGTCAAGAGCAGCACCAAGCAATATGCCGACCGATTGGCGGAGCTGAGGGAATCGGACCCAGGCAAGGCTCAGTCGTTCCGAGAGACATACGCAAGGATATTCAAGGCTCGCCAAGCCATCAGCCGTGCCACAAGCAAGATGAACCGATTGAAGAAGAAGTTGGGCGGAAAGGAGGACAAGGAGCTGCTGAGACAGATACGTTCGACACGTCAGCAACTCTTGAAGGACTTGAACGGAATGGAGCATGTGAGGAAGTTAGAGTAAGCCCTCGTCGCTCCCAGATATAGAAAAAGGCGGCTCGTTTCACAACGGGTCGCCTTTGATAGTTATGTAAAATTCTAACCAAATAAAAAAATAGTAATATCTAAAATAAACTTTGCCTTTTGAAGTATCAGTCGCCGCTTTGAATCATGTCGCCAGTGGTCTTCTTGGTAGGCTTCGCCCACTTGATGTAATCGTCCATGGCGGCATCCATGCGCTGCTGTTCACTCTTCGGGGATTCCTTCTTCTTCTCACCCCACAGGCGTTGGACGATGCGGTCAAGACACCATTGCCAGTCGCCGTCTAGCGTGACCACCTTCGAGCCAGGCATGACGGCAACGTCAGCCTTCGACTCCTTGCCGTCCTCGCCCTTGCTTTCCTCTCCCTTGGAGCGGATGGATGCGAAAGGCACGTCGTTTTCCTTTAGGAACTTCTCCACGTCTTCTTTCTTGTTTTCACAGACAAGGATGGACACGGAGACCTTATGCTTGCTCATGGAGGTCAAGGCTTCCTTCGCCTTCCCCACAAGAGACAGATTGCCCTTGTCATCCTTGGTGATGACGCAGGCTTCATGAACGTCAACTAGTTTACTCATAAAAATACGTATTTAATTAAAGCGGAACAAAAATAGACATAAAAAGTGGAAAAACAACGATAAGTTGCGCAACTTATCACAAGCGAGAGGGCAAAATGCAGTAATTTTACCGAAAAATATTAAGAATATGCCTGATTATCGTCTCATAAATGATATAACCAACTATGCTGAGGCTGGCCCGAACTCGCTGAAAGGCGTGAGTACGACTAGGTTCAAGCAGAGCGAGTCGTGCCTTCGCATCCTGCAATGGGCGTGCCGTTACTTCGATGACATGTCGGAGCTTCGCAAGAAGTGGAAACGTGCCGATGACTTCATCATGGGCAGACAGTTGGAAGAGCCGATAGAGTACAACGGAAGGAAAATCCCATTGCGCAAGTACATGGAGTTGCAGGGGATGCCGATATTGGAGTACGACACGTTGAGCGACAAACTCATCTCGCTTGTCGGACTGGTACGTCAGCAACGTTCCACCGCCTCTTGCCGTGCCGTTGACCCGAACGAGGAGCAATATATCTCCTTCTTCAACGAGTACCTACGTCAGAACGACAACAACAACGACCGTCAGGAGCGAGACGCACGTTTGTTCTACTCCTTCTGTTGCTTCGGCTTGATAGGCATGAAAACCGTCCACGACCGAAGGGATGGCAGGGAGAGCATCTTCAACGACGATGTGGATATTTTCAAGTTGGCGATTCCACCGTTCTACAAGTCAGACCTGAGCGACATCGAGTTTATCGCCGAGGCTCACGACCTCACATGGCGGCAAATCTTGGAGAAGTTCACCGACGGAAGCCAGAAGGAGAAGGAAGAACTCAATTCCATCTACATACAGACGCAGAGCCATTACGCACCCGAGCAAGGATATTCCTATACAGGCGATGCGCAACTGAGCGGACTGGAGGACTTCTTGCACTCTTCCATAGTGGGCAAGTACCGTGTCATAGAGGTATGGACGAAGGAGAGCCAGCAATCCCTATGGGTGCATGACTGGGCTAGCGGCGAAGCTGGTTTCAGACCTTTGTCGGACAAGGCGGCAATAGAAGCCGAGAACGAGCAGCGCAAGCAGGACAACATCATGAAGGACGAGAACGGCTTGCCAGTGCTTGACGAGAACGGCGAGCCTATCACCTACGTTGCCCCCGATGACTTGGAGCTGATAGAGAGCCAACCGCAGTTGGAGACCTTCTGGTATCGCCGATATATCACCCCGAACGGTTACTTGCTCGATGCGAGGGAATCACCTTATTATATATTAAGAGGTGGCTATCGTACCTACATCCATCCGTACACCTTCCTAGCCTACCCAGCCTTGCAGGGCGAGGTTCGCAGCTTCGTGATGAGGATGGAGAACAACCAACGCACGCTGAACCACTACATGATGATGGTGAACTTCCTCGTAGCCAACGGCGCAAAGGGCACGATGGTCGTTGACGAGAACGCCATGAGCGAACACCAGTCCTTCGAGGAAATGCAGGTCAACTACGTGAAGACCAACGGAACGGTCTTCTGGAACTCCAAGAACGGAGGAAAGCCGCCTCAGGTATTGGTCAACAAGAGCATACCAGCAGGTGTGGAGTTCATGATAAACTTCGCAAAGCAGATGTCGGGCGAGGGCAGTGGCGTTCAGGGAGCGTTGCAGGGCGTACACCGCAACACCAGCGGAAAGCAATACCAACTTGAAAGAGAGTCCGCATCGACCTCAGTGACCGATTTCGTGGAGAGTTTCAACAGTTTCAAGCTTCGTGAGGCGAAGAAGAAGATTTATCTCATACAGGAGTTCTGTGACGAGCACGACAGCATCCAACTGACAGGCGACAACTTCCGCACGGCGTTCAATCCCGAGACCATGCGAGACATGGACTTGGACGTGGCTATGGACTTGGATTCCTACAGTGCCATCATCAGAGACCAAATCAACGACTTGCTATGGCAGTTGATGTCACAGGGCAAGATAGACGCTTACACCATGCTGACCAACGGAAACTTCCCTGGCACGTACCGCATACGCAAGTACTTGAAGGAGCAGATGGACAAGGCTGAGGCTCTTGCGGCGCAGCAAGCTGCCAATGGTGAAGTTCCGACCGCCAACATGCCACAGCCGTCCGCACAGGGCGCAGCCCACTTGAAGGATTCGGGCGCAAGTCTTAACGGATTGGCGGAGCTTCCATCGTCATCATAGAAAAAAATACTTCTAGTTCAAAAACGATAAAAATTAAGTTTAGGTTATATTAGTTAATAGATTTGTATTAGGTTTTAAGGTAAAAGTCGAAGGCAGGGAGCTGTGAAGCCCTCTGCCTTCTTACGTTTACTTGATGTGGTGCTTGCGTTTGTAGGCACGCAGCTTCTCCATCATGGTGGAGACCTTGAACATGTAGAACTTCTGCCACAAGCGCAGTTTCTCCTCACGCACGCCGTTGTCCTCGTCGCAGCCGAGCGCACCCCACTTGGACGGCGTGTAGTAGAAGCTTGCCTTCTTGATGTCCTCCACGTTCTTGAAGTAGCGTGCGGCCTTCCACTTGCCTAGTTGAACCAGTCGCCTGTAGGAGAGCAGCCGTTTTCGGTTCGGGTCGTATGTCATGATGGCCCAGTCTTTGTGCGATAAGTCGAAGAGCATGTAGAAGCGTGGAGCACCGCCCTCCTTGTACTTGGCGATGGTCGCCTTCACTCCCTTGCGCCACATCCTTGTGGCACGGAACAACTCGATGCGTGTGATGATGGGCTGATAGAAGGCAATCATAATCTTGCGAAGCCCATTGGAATAAGTCTGTTTCATAATATGCAGTTTTATTGATGAATAATTCAATTGTTTGTCGTTATTTTCAATCTATTGGCGATTATCCCATTCCTGCCAGCTCAGCAACGACAGGTCTCTTGCGGCGAAGTGCCTCACGTTCCTTCTCTTCCTTGCTCTTGAACGGAACAATCTCAGGCACAGGCATGTCCTTCTCCACGTAGAGGGCGATGGCACGTGCCATGACACGGTCATCGTGCTTGCCAGCCACCGCACCGTAGCAATCGTTTTGCTGATAGTAGAGGTAGTAGGTGCTTTCGTCGATGGCGGCAGGCTCACGCTCCATATAGCCGCCGTCACGGATGATGCGTGCCATGGTCTTCACCACCGCCACCTTGGTCGCCTTGTTGGTGTTGAATCCCCATTTTTGCTCGATGTTCTTCACCTTCTTCAACTTGGACTGAGAGGCACTGTAAAGGTTGGAGTACAGTGGCAAGAGGATAGGGAAGAACAGTTCGGACTGGTTTCCCTCAGTATTGTTCATGCGAGAGTATGCCGTATTGTTCTCAATCACCAACAGAGCGTCGTTGTAGAAGTGTGCAATCTGTGCGCACCTCATGGCGAGTTGGTCAGCGTCGCAGTGACCGTGCCACTCAGCCACCAACTCAGGCACGCCGCCGTATATCTCATCATATCGATCAAGAACAACGATGTCGGAGAAGTCGGAAGTCTTGTGAGAGCCGCCAATATCGCAAGAGACGATGTAGCGGTGCTTGACAATCTCGCTATTGTCGGGTCCTGACCAAACCTTGAATGGGCCACCCGAGCGTTCCACCAATCTGATGTTGTCCATGCAAGTTGGGTCGGCGGCATCGTAGGAATCTCCCTCGATGTCACCCACCATGATAGGCTCAACGCCCTTGCAGTCCTCCTCCATCTCCTTTAACTTGTATGGGTCGAAGACGGTGGTGCCCGAGAACAGGAAGGCTTCCACATCGTCGGAAGGGTACTCTTGGCGCATATCGTCCAATGACTCGTATTCCTTGGACTTCTCGATGTACCAATGGATGCCTTCCAATGTAGCCCCCTTGATGTCGAAGAGCCACCAGAAGTATTTGCCGTGGAATTGCTCGTCCTCACGATTCTCCCAAAGCCAGATGGCGAAGTTCGCCTTCTCGTCCTCGCTCTTGAAGGGAAGGGTGTATTTCTCAATCTCGAACCAAGCCACGAAGACAGGGGTAAACGCCGACATGCGCTTGCCGTCCTTGTCGAAGGAGTTTGCCTTCACCCAAGCGTCGTGGAACTCGTTCTCACGTCCGTTAGGCGTTGACTCACGCACGATGAAGGTGAGCGGGTCCGTCTGGATGGAAGACGCAGCCGCCTTGATTACCTTGGCAGGAGTCCATTCCGTTGTGTTCGGGAAGAACGCCTCCTCCGTGATGTGAGCCATGGCAGCGTCGCCCGAGCGACACGACTCTGGGTTTCGTGCAGAGCCAGTCTGTATCTTGCAGTCACGTGGAAGGAGATACTTGATGTTTTGGATGGTGCCCGATGTCTTCAACTTGCGAGCGTCGTTCTTGAAAGGCTGACCGATGTCGTAGAAGAGCCACATAGGGATGGCGTTTATCAGTTTCTCGTACATGTCGAACACCTGTGTGGCGGACGAAGACTGGTGACCGATGATGTTGGAGTTCCAGTTGGTCTTCCAGAATATCTGAATCCACGACATGTAGATGTCTGTAGCGGTAGAGCCACCCCACTGGCGGCACTTCAACAGAATCACTCGTATGTGATGGAACTCGCCGTGAAGCCGCATTTCCTCAAACACCTTGACGAGCTTGACCTGTGCAGGTCGCAGCAGGAAAGGAATGTCCTTGCCACCGTCCTTGTTCTTGATTCGGGCGTAGGCGTATGCGAAGAAATAGAAGTCGTGCTTGCAGCGCAGCCTGATGATGTAGCGGAAGACAGCGTCACGTGCCTTCTCAGCATCTTGGCTTGGCAGGAACTTCTGGCAGAACTTGTCGATGGAGCCGCAGTTGACGATGGCGCAGAATTTCTTGGACTTTAGCATCTCCACAGGCAACCATAGCTTCTTACCGTCGAGGAAGTCGGAAATCGTACACTCGAACCGAAGGCCAGGGGCGTTCTCTCCAGTGATAGGACGGTAGGTAGCGAAGAGACTTCTCAATCTCTCCGTACTCTCGTCAAGTATCTCCCTTAGCTTTTTCTCAGAGATGCTTGGCTGAGGCTTGACCTTCAATGAAGACTTTGCTACAGACACGATGCTATATCTTTAGGTTGTTGGCGTGATGGATGAAACTCTCCACCTTGGCGTAGAGAAAACCGAAGGCGAAGAGGACGAGGTGGTAAGTGCCAGCTATGTGCGGCAGGACGCAGCCGATGGCAAGGAGCACGACCATCTGCCAGAAGGCAAGACGCTTGTACCTGTAGAGCCATGGCGAGGTAATCCCCATGAAGAATGAAATTATGACGGACGCACCCAAGACTGGCAGCGATGGGTAATATAGGAAGGAGAGCACGACCGAGCCTAGCCATGAGGCAATGACACGGTGGGGCTTGAACTGGTGGTGAAGCATGAGGATGCACCATGAGTTGACCGCCCAATGGATGAAGCCAGCGTGCCCGAACATATAGACGAGGTGGGTGTATGTCGGTGTGGTCGGCGATACCGCCAACTTGTCGTGCAACGGAATGGCGAGAGCCATCAAGGCGATGAGGAGTATGGTAATATATAATGTACGCATGTGGATGATTTTTTATTTGGCGAGAATGAGCTTGCCCTTGCTCTTGTTGAGGTGGGCGGAAATCTTTTGTCTAATGGAGCGGCAGGAGAGACCCAGACAGGGCGCAGGTCGCAGCAACGCAATGTCAACGAGTTGGCTGATGCACTTCCGTTGGTTTCCGTCCATCTGCCTCACTTTGAGGAAGTCCGTGTAGAAGGCTTCGTATAGCATCCGTTTCTTCTCGAACGCCGCCCCGAACTTGGGAATCTTTCCTTTGAGTCGGTTGGAGACGTACCTAGCCGCCGACGTGTCGGATATGTAGTAGCAGGACGTGGGCAGCGAGGCGACAATCTCGCACAGCTTGACTGAGGTGGTGGGGTATGTAGCCACCTCCCTTGCCTTCCGATAGAGCCGAAGCATCTCGCGGTCTCTCTCCAGGTTGATTTGCGATATGGAGTTTAGGTGTTTCATCATGGCAAAGTTAATACAGCGAGTTGCGCAAAATATCAAAAAGTAATGCGAAATTTTCTTTAATTTTACCGCAAATTATTAATGTATATGTGCTATGGCAAAGGAAACGACTGAAAATCAAAACGTTAAATCGAAGAGAGACGCTTTCAGGGAGCGTTTTTCAAAGCGTTATCCCAACATCAACATGGATGATGAGGATGCCGTTTATGGTCAGTTTTCGACCGATTACGACCAGTTTGACCAGAATAACCAAAGGATGGATGACTTCAACAACATGTTGAGGGATTTTCCGCAAGCACCCGGTCTTATCACTGGCATGTCAACCCGAAAGAACCCCGACGGAAGCGAGTTCAGTTTCACCGACTATCTGATAGACAACCTAGGGCAGGACTTCATCGATGCCATCAATGGCGACGATGAGGCTAGGGCACGCTTGAAGAAGAAGGAGAAGGACGAGGTGGAGGCTAGCGAGAAACTAGCCAAGAGCAACGAGGAGCTTGCCGCAGCCATGGACAAGGAGGATGCCGAGCTGGAAGCCTTCATCAAGGAGGCAAAGATTAAGCCCGAGGACATCAAGTCTATGATAGAATGGATGTATGGTCACGAGGAAGGCAAGGAGGGCTTCATCTGGCGTGCCGCCAAGTACCAGCTCACCAAGGATGACTTCAAGCGTCTGATGCAAATCAAGGACTTCGACAAGGCGGTTGCCGATGCCGAGGACAAGGGCTACAAGCGTGGTCGCAACGAGAAGATAGACCAGCAGAAGAAACTCCATGACGGTACGAAGGGCGGCAAGAACGTGAGCGTGAGCGGTGGAGGCGGTCCAGCCTCGTTGCCACGTGAGAAGTCTGATACGGAACTTGCCTACGAGCGCATGAGAGGAATGTGACGATAAGTTTTTAAGTTTAATCAATAACAAATTTTCAAAAGTATGAAAAAGTTAAAGAAATGGTTTGGTTTCATGATGGCGATTCTCGTCATGATTCTGAGTGGTGGCAGCATGTATGCCATGGCTGAAACACCTCCAGCCTCGCCTGGTGACGGTGGCACAACTGGACCTGTGGAGGGTCCTGGCATCGGTGGAACAGGCATGAAGACCGAGGCTGGTTCTCGCCAAGCACAGGAGGAGATGGGTAACTTCGACTACTACATGGCGTATGTGAATCCGTCCATCGTGGAGTTGAAACTCGAGAGTTGCCCTATCGACCAGATTTTGCGTGCCGCCAAGAAGGTCACGCCAGTCGATTCCATCCGTGTGGAGTTCTACAGCATCGGCCAGCGTCCAATCAAGTCAACCTTGGAGGAGGACTTAGCCGAGAGCAGCAAGGGTACGACCGTGACCTTGAAGGTGGTGAACAGCACGGCGTTCGACGTTGGCGACATCATCATGGTGGATGGCGTGATGGGCTATAACGACGATGGTACAACCCGAAGCACCATGGTTCCTTTGCAGTTGCGTGTCATTGACAGCGATGTCGATAACAACCCTATCTGCTATGCCTTGAACGGCAAGAAGAACACCAGCAAGGGCAACCGCTATGACATCCCAGCCATCAAGAAGGGCACGACCCTCCTTCGATTGGGAAGAGCGGCAGGTGAGAAAGAGGTGGAGACAGGTTCTTACTACACCATGCCCGACAAGTCTTGGCAGTATTGCCAGCGTTTCATCATGATGGTGGAGCAGTCCATCATCGACCGTATGAGCAAGACACAAGTGCAGTGGACGTTCACACGTCAGGAGAAGATGGCGATGGACGATATGCGCTACGGTCAGGAGCGAAGCGGCTTGTTCGGTTATCGCAGCGTATCTACTCCAAACAAGGAGATTGGTGCGGTCTATACGATGGGCGGCATCTACTGGATGGCAGGTAAGGACATTACCGTGGGCCATTGGCAGCCTAAGATGGAGATTGACGAGAACGGCAACAAGATTCCTGTGACGGCGAAAGTCTCTAACGGAAGTGGTGGAACTGTAGAAAAGAAGGTGTATGAGTACGTCATTTCAGAGAAGGACTTGACCCGATTCATTTCAGCCATCTTGAAGGACGCAGGTAACTCCAGCCGTACCAAGTTGCTCTTCGTTGACAACCTCATTTACCAAGCTTTCGCAAACCTTCGCTCAACGAGACGTGTCATCACCGAGACCGAGAAGGACTACCAAGGATGGAAGCTCGACTTCGAGACCTTCACTTCCATGGGCACCAAGATTCTCATCTACCGTCACGACTCCTTCAACATGTGGGGCATGGACGGACGTGCCTTCTGCTTGGACGAGCGTTATCTTGACAAGTACGTCTTCGGTGCTTGGAGTCGCAAGGAGTACAACTTGAAGGACTTGCTCATTCGCAACTCGAACGGTGTGGTCATGGAGGAATACAGTTGTTGGGTACTTACCTATCCGAACGCCCATGCCCGTGTGTCACGCCCTGTGTTTGACAATGCCGACGCAGTGACCGACGAGGAGATTGCGGCTTAACGGTGCACTGATAGTTTTCTAGATATATGAACCAAGGGGATAGCAGAGCCGAAAGGTGACACTATCTCCTTACCATAAACACCATGACATATATGAATTACGAGTTTGTTGCCCACAGTATGCTCATCTTCACGGTGACGCTTGCCAGCGGACTGGTGAAGGACATCGAGTTTGACGAGACAGGCAAGGGCGTGTATGGTTTCCAGACCTCGCAGAAGGAGGTGGCTGAGGCTATCCGCCGCCATCCCCTCGTAAGGAGCGGACGAATCATAGACAAGAGCCAACCCGAGGAAGAGCAGGTAGCCAAGGCGGTGGAGAAGAAGAAACAGGACAGGAACGTACTTCGCTTCGACAACATCACCAAGGCGAAGAACTACCTTGCCAAGACCTTCGGCGTAGATACACGCAAGTTGAAGAGTCCGCAGAGCGTGAAGGACGAGGCGAGCAAGAATGGCATCGAGATAGATTTCTAACATTTAAAGCATATGATATGGAAGCATTGATGAGCGACCTTGTGAAAGAGATGCGTATTGCCATGGATGAAGTGTTACATGATGATGTGAATGACATCATTTCAGATGATTCCGATGTTGAAATGAAACAAGCGATAGAGACGGCAGCACAACAGTTGTTGTTGCAAGCTCCTCTACAGATGCTTGTGCCACATAGGGTAAAGGTGTCATTGAGTGAAGGGGTACAAGATTACGATGCCATTCAGACTCAATATACTGATGGGCATGGTGAACTTGTCATTCCCGATGACTGGCTGAGGCTAGTTGAACTTAGACTGAAAAGTTGGCAAAACTCACTTAGGACATTAATGAGTCCTGATAGCAAGGAAGCTTATATGCAAGCAAGCAGGTGGACTAGGGGAACTCCCCAAAAACCAAAAGGCATGATAACGATGTCTCCACAGGGAAATCGAGTGCTGACATATTGGACTGCTGGTAAATACGAGCCAAATCATGCACCACAAGGCAAGGTGTACGACCATGAGATTGAGGTCTTTACATATATACCTTATCAAAAGGTTGTTGATGTGTTTTCTACTGACGAGAAGAATGACAAACCTATTTATATAGGAACGGCTTTAGACCTTGCTCTCATTGATGAATGTCGCAAGTATCTTGTTTATCGAGCTGTTTCCATTTATTTGGCGAGCAAAAAGGAAGAAGATTTAGCTGACAGATTTAATCAATTATCTCAATTTTAACGTATATGGCAAATGATATAGACAAGAATAGCGAGCACTATAAGGGCACGTTCGGAAACATCTATGAGGTGAACAAAAAGTTCCCAACAGGTGGTGTTGAAGGTGACTTTGTGGAAATTAACGGTTGGGCGCATTATTGGAATGCAGACCGAGGTACATGGTGTGTGAATGCCAGACGTGACTCCTATTGGGATGAGGTTATTGCTGGTATCGTAGAAAAATTTAACGCCTTCGGTGGCTCGTATTTTGGATTGGCACATCCTGATACTGTTCCTAGCACAGCTTGCGATAGAATGTTTTACTTTGCCACGGAAAATGGTACTTACGTAAATTTCGGAAGCATCCTGATTCCATGGGGAATCAGTGTGTTGTACACGGAAGACGGAAAGTTATGGAGAAGCCATATACTTTTGGAAGTGGCACAGGAGTTTGGAGAAAATCTAAACAAGGTCATTAGCCAGAAAATTTTGACTTCTGAACTCAATAAAAAAGCCAACGAGGAGGATGTTAAAGAAGAACTTAATAAGAAAGTCAATAAGACAGACCAACTAGAGACCAACCAGATAAAGAATGGTGCTATTACTTCTGAGAAAATTGCTGATGGCAGTATCACCAATATCAAGTTGGCAGACAATTCGGTAACTACGGAAAAGATAGCCGACAAGTCCGTTACCAAGGAGAAGTTGGCGGATGGTTCTGTCTCTATGGATAAGTTTTCCCCCGAAGTTAAGGATGAGCTGGTAGAAGACTTGACGGAAGACTTCGTTCCACGTTCTGGTGGTGTGGTGACAGGTGACTTGGAGGCTCAGAGGCTCATCAAGACTGGTGGAAAGAATTATGAGTTACTTGAAGCAGACGGAAGCGTAGCCCTTCCCATCACGGACGAAGAACTAGACGAGATAGCCAAGACTGAGCCTTGCTGCGTTCCTATTGCGGACGAGGTAATAGCTTCCATCTTGGATGGCACTTACACAGGCGGTGGCGAGATAGAGCCTTGTACTTGTGGGTGTGTGCCCATCACGGAAGACGATATAGATAATATTTTTAACAATACCAATAATTAATTTAAATTTTATTCATTATGGCAAAGTATTTAGATTCGAAGGGTGTCACCCTCTTGTGGAAAAAGGTCAAGGCTGAGGACGCAAAGCGCATATCAGCAACGGAGAAGGGTGCTAAGAACGGTGTGGCTACACTTGATGCAAGTGGCTTTATCCCATTGGCACAGCTTGGCAACCTTGACACAACGGTTGCGGAGGTGGTCATGTCTCTTCCTACCTCTGGCATCAAGAAACATATCTACATGATTCCGTCCGATGAGACAAGCGACAAGAACATCTACAAGGAGTATGTATATACTGGCGATGTTTCCGCTGCCTATGACGAGAGTAAGTGGGAGCAACTGGGCGAATACAAGGGTAGCATAGACCTCTCAGACTATGCCAAGAAGACCGATGCCGTCAGTGCTATCGGCACACCTACGACCACAGCGACAAACGTAAGCATCCCTTACACCAAGGCAGACGGCACACAAGGAACGGCAGTTCTCCTTCCTACTGCCACAACAACAGCCGCAGGTCTCATGTCGGCTGCAGACAAGACCAAGCTCAACGGTCTCAGCAACTATACTCTTCCAAAGGCTACCACCACGGTACTTGGTGGTATTATGCTCGGTTATTCCGCAACAGGCAAGAACTATCCTGTGGATGTCGATGCAAACGGCAAGGCATACGTCAATGTTCCTTGGGAGAACACCACCTACCAAGTGGCTTCATCCTCTGTTGACGGCTTGATGTCAAAGGAAGACAAGTCTAAGCTTGACGCAGTGGCTGAGAGTGCTACGGCAGACAGTGCAATGTCAGACGAGGACATCGAGGCTGCTATCGCAGACGCATAAAACAAATTGTTTCATTTGTCCTCCTCTTTGCAACATAAGGGGAGGATTTATTTTAAAATTTGAAGATTATGAGTAAATTTTTAGATGCGGCAGGACTTACCAAGGTAGTGAAAACGTTGAAGAAATGGTGTAATGAGAAATTCCTTCTTTCATCGTTGTTGAGCAAAGGAAGTGGAGACAATAGCTTGCAGATGAATAGCTGCAATGCAAAAGGAGTAGGTTCTTTTGCAGAAGGTTTGTTTAGTAATGCAAATGGTGACTATTCTCATGCTGAGGGTATTAATAGTAATGCAAATGGCAACTGCTCACATTCCGAGGGTGAAAACACTTCTGCAAGTGGAAATTCTTCACATTCAGAAGGTGCTGATACTATAGCAAATGGTTTTGCCTCACATGCACAAGGGGCTTACAACAAACCTTCAAAACATACGATTCATCAAATTGGTATAGGAAGTGGTGGCTATAGTAGAAAAAACGCTGAGGAAATCTATTGTAATCTATCGGGCGATTCTGTGGTGGATAATGAAAATAACGGCTGCAAATACCTTATTGGTCTTGGTGGATATGATGGCACTAATCTTTTTACAGACAGTAATGGTACGCAACTAAATAAAAAAGTGAAGTCAGTGCAAGAAGTCATTAAGACCATACAAGAAAATATAGACAAGTTTCCTTTTGATTATGTTCAATTTGATGAAGAAAACATAAAACTTTATTTGACAACTTCACTTGACCTTGATGGCAATGATTTTTCATGTGTAGATATTTATGCCTCTCGTATCATCAAGAATGATGGCACATCCAATCAGTTGCTTGTGGCAGACGGCTCTGTTCTTAACGCAAACACCCTTGCCAGGAAGATAGATACTATAGAATATATGGAATTTAAAGTAGGTGCGGATAGTGGTGCTATGAATATATATAAAGTATCACAACCTAAACCTTATGTAGTATTTTTTGATGGTGCTACTACATCAAGTGCTGGTCTTATGACAGCATCCGATAAAACCAAACTTAACAGTACTGCAACGAAACCGATGGTTTGTAACGGAAGCCTTCCTGCGGACATAGGGCATTACAGCCACCTTGTCGTTATCAACACTGGAGGCGGTCATGGAGACATAAACCTAAGTGGTGGTACATACGAAGACGGAGACATCGTGGAAGTGCTACCGCTTGGCAGCGGATGTAGTGCTTCTTTCAGTGGTTACATTTTCTACGGATCAGAGCAAAAGCACAGTGTCGGTATTTCAAGCAGCGTTGGCAGTGCGAGGTTTATCTACTATAATGGTGCTTTCTATTGTACCAATAGTGTTCAGGAAGGCTCGGGTGGTTTTAGTATAGTATGACGATGCTAGGTTCACACAACTCCCTTACATACCTAAGACCAAGGAAGTGGTGGCAAGTGCCCTTTCACTTCATGGCTAGGTGCCAGGGAGTAAACTATATGGAGCAATACGAGAAATACGGAGTGAGACTCTTCGACCTAAGGGTATGGCTTGATGACAACCTCAATATTGAAGTCAGGCATGGCTTGATGGCGTTCAAGTCAAGCATAACTTTCGTGGTGGATTTCTTGCAGTATCTCAATGGCAAGGGGGATTGTTATGTGAGGATAATCCTAGAGGAGGACAATTTCACCAAGAAAGACAAGCAGGTAATGTTGAAGGAGGAACAGTTTAAAAATCTCTGTGGCATCTGGGAGTGCCATTTTCAACGCATTCGTTTCTTTGGTGGCAACAGAAAGTATGATTGGAAAGTTCTCTATCATTTCAAGGGTGCAGAGCCAACCCTCGATGATAAGTATTCATCTACCACTTCCCTCTTCAAGTCTGACAGCCGTTTCTTGGCAGTCCTTGATGACTTGTTTCCTTGGCTGTATGCTAGGTTGAACAATAAGAGGAACTTCCGAAAGGGTACGGATAAGGATTGCTTGTTTGTGGACTTCATAGACATAAGGTAAGCATATTGTTAGTTAACTTTCAAATTTTCTAAAAAACAACAGTATGAAAGATTGGACTGGAAACAAAAAGAGTATGTTCGTGACCTTGGGGGCATCCAACCACACGGACAAGGAGCGTGAGAGCAACGACTTTTATGCTACCGACCCTATGGCAATAGACAAGTTGGTTGGTGTCATGTCTCTTCCTAGTAAGATATGGGAGTGTGCTTGTGGTTTGGGGCATTTGTCTGAGGAATTGAAGTCCTTTGGGTTTAAAGTTGTCTCTACCGACTTGGTAGATAGAGGCTACGGTGATGTTGTTGATTTTCTTCAAACAAAAGATATACCAGAAGGATGTACTTGCATCCTTACCAATCCGCCATACAAGTATGCCCTGGACTTCATCAAGCATAGTCTAGACCTTCTTCCAGAAAATGGTCTTTGCATCATGTTTCTAAAGACCACCTTTTTGGAAGGACAGAAGAGATATGATGAGCTGTTCAGCAAGAATCCGCCTCATTATGTTCTGCAATTTTCCAGAAGGGTGCTCTGTGCGAAGAACGGAGAGTTTCAGAGGATGAAGGATGGTGGAGGAAGCGCAGTAAGTTATGCGTGGTTTGTATGGAAGAAGGGGTATCAAGGTAATACCGTTATTAAGTGGATATGATGGAAAGAATATGAGGTGATGGTGGATTTTGTTTCATTGTCACCTCTTAGTATATGTGCTTTGTCTGTGATTTTACTTTCAGATTGTAAGAATAACCAAAATTTACCCCCCCATTTTGTGATAAATTGTAACTGTTAACCCGTTGGCGGAATTAATTTAAGTTGATAAATATGAGTAAAAAGTTGCACATATCGCTGATTTTTAGTAACTTAGTGGTGTTCAAAACATTAAGTCCA